CTACCAAGGCCAAGTATGGTTAAATCTCGCTGCCTTTTAAGGACTTGTTTTTCTCTTTCATCAGCGCCTGCACCTGGAAAGAATATTGATATTTGGTTTGCAATTTCGTCAGGCGCAATTTGTGCGCCACTTTCACGGCGCAGTGTAGCCATTGCAAAATTCTTTGCTGCCGCACGATATAGGCGACGATCAGTATCAGAAAATCTATTAGCTAAATTAGAAGGCAAAACTTCTTGAGTGGCAAGTGCAATAAGGTCATCAGGATTTAAGTTTAACCGCTCAAGCTCAATCTGAGAGCTGCGTCCGCGTTGATAAAAATCAACCGCTTTAGATTGACCTTCCGTCAAATCTTGCATCTGACGTCCGAATTTTTCTTCCTCGCGAACTTCGCCGCGTTTTTTCATGCCAAACTCTTCCGCCTTACGCGCTTCGTCGGCTATTTGCTCAGGCGTTTTAGTTGGTGGCACATATATGCCGCCATCCACTTGCTGCGCCTTGCTGGGCTTTGCAACAATGGCAGAACCTTCCCACCAATTTTCTTGAGTAGCCATATTAAGTTCCAATCACAACGTGCCAGTGTGGGCCAGTAGCATATTTAGACGGGTTCTTTACCTCGTCACGAGCTTCAATAATTTTATAACCAGCATTCTTGATGTCAGAAATATATTCTTTAAATGTCATTCCAGCTATTGGGGCAATATCAACAGCACCAGGTGTGCGATGATAAGACCTTGGGTTCTTTTTAGACAGCGGATCATTTGGCCCACGATAGCCAGATGTTATCCTTGCATTAGGAAATAGTTTACCAATCACAACTTTACCATCAGCGAAAGTTACCAGACGGAGCAGCCGTCTGACCTCCTGGCTTTTCACGAGTTACACCATTTGGATCAATAAAGATTGAACCAGGAGGCAATTTATCAAATTCTGCTTTAGTAGTTGGCTGGCGCGGTGGCCCCTTTTGCACGTTGGAAGGCAATGGTTTACCGCCCAAGATTTGCGCTAATCCTGCTGGGCTTCCACTATAAAAACCACCACCTGGAAGTGTTGTAGTTATCTTTTCGCGCTCTGACTTCATTGCTGCTTCAAATTCAGGAGTTCCAAGTATAAATCCTTCGGCCTGAAGGTCTTTAATCTTAGCTGTATCCAGTTTAACTTGGCCTGAAGCGTTCCAAATCTTATCGTAAAGCTCAAGCCCATCTTTTCCTGTTCCAGCCAAAACAGAACCAATCAAAGCTTCGCGTGCTTTTGGGTCTTCAATCTTTAGGTATGTTTCTTTAGCGTCCTTGAGAACGCGAAGCATATCAGGGCGTTTTTCTGCACCAGCGATATAGCGGTCAAACAAACCTATAACATCTTCAGTTTTTCCAGAGCGATTTAAACCGAAAGCTTGAGTGGCAAAATCGGTTGTGGTGCGCTTGTCTGCATCTGAGAGTGTTGCCGTATAGCTATTCAGTGATTCTTTAAGGACTGGATAATTCAGGTGCAAAGTAGCTAGTTTTTGAGGGTCTGGATTTGTTGTGTAATCTTTTAAATCAGCTTCCATTCGCACAGTTTTCTCTTTAGCTAACCGTGCATCTTCAGCCGCTTTTTGCTGCTGCAAATAATATTCGCGCAACTTAATCGTATTAGTAAATGCCTCTTGTGGAGATTGAAAGCCTCCAGCTAAGTCAGCGTAATTAATCGGCTGAACCATTAGAATAGTCCCTTTGCAACGCCACCCACAGAACCGAGGATGTCGCCAAACATTTGGCCTTTTGCCAAAGCTGATCCCGCTCTTGCAGCACCACCTTCACCAAGAAGCGTAGAAATGTCGCCAGCCGCATCCAGTCCAGCCGCGCCAACGCCAGCAGCAGACCGCTGACCTAATTGCGTCATGCCGCCCAAACGACCATATTGCTGCTCAAGAAACTGATTCAGTAATTGAGGGCGAAACTGAGCTAATGCGCCTTGAACGTTGCCGCCACGAAGTCCGCCAGTTGCTGACGCGTTCTGAAGGATGGATTCTTCTTGCTGGCGCTTGAGTGCCTGAAAGATCGGGCTTTGCTCTTGCTGAGATACATATGCTTGCTGCGCTTCTGCGCCAGAGAGACCTAAAGCAGCCATTTGAGCTTCTAAGGCAGGGCCACCAGCAGAAACATATGGCTGAAGCAATCCACGCATTTCTTCGCGTGCAGCCCTTGTTTCGGCAACACCAGCCATGCTAGCATCATACTGAAGTTGGCCTGCTTTGCTTGCAGACTTACCCTTTAAAACCGCGCCGCCAATGCTGACAGCAGCGCCAATTCCTGTTACTGGATCAGGCATCAGACATTTCCTTCATATATTCATCAAGGCTTTCGCCATAAAGCTTTAACACAACGTGACCTATTTCCATTGCTGCTTGTGTGCCGTGAACCAACTGCACTGCCGCAAGAACAATATCATAATATCCAGCACGCCAGACAAAGCTAGTAGCGCAAGCATTACCAGCCAATTCAACGGTATCAGATGCCTTCCACTTTAGAATCGCAATGCTAAGGAGTGGCAGCAATACTGCAGAGTGAAATTGATAGAACGGATTTGACGGCAATCCTACCAATGCGGCCCAAATTGCCATATCAGCATCGTCGCGGTCTATCTTGTCGCCATCAACAATGTCATCAAAAAGCTGAACAACTTGCCATAGGTCAATGAGCCATTCAACGGCATCTTCGGGCAAGGATAATGCTTCGGCAAAGTTCCTACGCAACCAGTATTCAGGCGTTCCGCTTTTAAGCATAGTAAGCTTTCTACTATTGAGCCACAGGCTGCTCTTAAAAGCTCTGTGGAAAAACCATATCACAATCAATCTTCAAATTCAAACTCTCGTTCTTCTTGTGCTTGACAAGCACGCAAATCATGACAGATGAACTCGAACTTATGGCAGTAGCCACGGAAGCCAGCATCAACGTCCCACTCGTTGAATGGAATCTTTTCCATCTTGGCTTGGGTCATGGTGCTGTTGTCGTAATACTCGCAGTTAGAACATCTGCGCCGACGAGCTTCAGTCTCATCCACTTGCATAGCTACACCCAAGGCCACCCAGTATTCAGGATTAGCGCCACGCTCGTTGCTTGGGTTTTCAGGGCCAAGCATCCAATCGTCGATCACGATCTTCGTGTTCTTCTTGTTCTCAGCAGTGGTGATGAATGGTTCGCTCTCACGCAGACCAGCAAAGCCTTCAATAATCATCATTGGCTTTTTCATTACGATATTTCCCGTCCAGATGCGCGGATGTTAATGGCTGTCGCTGTTCCCGCAATAGTTGAAATAAACCCGCCTGATACAATTACCTGGCCGACTAGCTCAGGAAACGTGTAGGTTTCCGATGGCTGAAGCGTCTTGGTCTTGACGATAAGGTTGTCATTTCCTGCGCTGCCAGACACTGCCACAAGGTTAACGCTAATCGTTGCAGCAGTTGCGCTGTAATTTGTCGCGGTAAACTTGTCGATGACTGTAGTTACATTCACAGAGGTATATTGCGTTGTCTGTGTGTTCTCAGCCGTCTTAGCTGGAATCAGAACTTTAGTTGTTACAGCCATATCAAGTCTCCATAGAACTTATATTGTCAGTCACCGTTAAGATGATTGACGGAACGGAAGGATGTACGGCAGATGCCGGATCAGCCAATAAAATAACAGATGTATCGTCAACTTCCCACATTAATTCGATGTAGTCGCCAGAGTTTAATTCGATGATATAATTCCACCCTACAACTAATTCAGCGTTATTACCTTGTATGCGTATTTGACCAGAGCTGTCAGGAACGTTAACACCATTCTTGCGTAACCATATCCATACAAATCCAACACCTCCAGCAGTCTTATCTACTTGAGCCGAAAACTGTACATTGTAAACATTGGGTCGATCTATATAAATGCGCGAAGTCGGACTGCCTCTAGTCACGCCAAATGATAAATCGGTTGTGTTGAAGGTTATACCATACGCTGTATTAATAACAGCGGCTGTCTGTGTTGTTGTATCATAGAAAGAGCCGTAGCGAGGTGTGCGATGCTGCCTTGGTGGTGGCATCTGCTGCAAACCCGTGATCTGTTCTTGCAGTGCTGCAATCTGTTCTTGTGATGCTGGTGGTGGCCCTCTGTCTAAAGAGTCCAGAAGCCTTTGAATGCTGTCATTTGCTTCATTCGCACTAGCATTAGCATTGCCAGCCGCAATACTGATCTCGTCAGTTGTCACGTTTGCCATCGTATCAACGGTAGCAAATAGATTTTCGAATTGCTTAATCTGCTCGAAGTCCTGAAGGAACGAGGCAAACTGATCCCGTGTCAGGCTTAATCTTCGTGGAGTTACAGCCATCAGTAAGCCAACGGCTCTATTGCCGCCTCTAGCCTAGCAAAAGACATATGAGCATCTGATGTGCCTTGGAAACGTTGAACGCGCCAGTTACGCATCCAGCCTTGGTGGAACCATACAAGTCTCTTGGCTCGCTCTCCCGTCTTACCAGCCTTGATAAACTTCTGCTGGCTCCAGTTCTGCCCATCAGTCGAGTAGCTGGTGTTAATCGTTGGGTCTAAGCCGAACGCAACCGAGCCTGTTAGAGAAACCAGTTCAAGGTTCTGCAATATCGCGCCGCGACCTTCGTTATATAGAATGGTTGTGCCAAATTCCCAACGCACCTTTTGCCCCCAGTGCGTCGATATATCCTTTACCAGATACCCAATGGCATTGCTGGTAGGGTCGCCTAGCAACCACTTGTCATAGCACCACACGAAGTTCTGAGCGAGATAACGGGAGAAGTCTACAAGGCTGCTTGTCAACGTGAACCAAACAGGCTGGCCCAGTTCTTGCGTTGCCGCTGCGTCAAATACAATCGTGCGATCTGGAAGGTGGATATATAGATGCTCGTGCGCCCTATCGTTCCGTGCCTCTAGCTTTACAGTCGCTAACTGCGCTTCAGTGAATGTTGCCAGCAGTTCGTCAATCTCTTGCGTGCTAACCTTA